GCTCTCGGTGCTCAGCACCGCATGGCAGATCTGGCACAAGAACTTATTGATGGAGACAACTCCGTTGATGAGGCTCGTGCTGCATTCCTCGACAAACTCGGAACCCGTCAAGTGGAACAACCCATTCGTTCTGCCGATGTCACTGTTAATGATGTCGGCCTTTCTCAAAAAGAAGTCAAGCGCTTCAGCTTTGTTCGCGCTCTGAACTATCTGGCCAACCCTGGAGATCAATCAGCTCGCCGTGAAGCCGAGTTTGAGATCGAAGTTGGCCAAGCTGCTGCAAAGCAGTATGAGCGTTCCTCTAACGGCATCGTGGTGCCTAACGAGGTGCTGCGTCGTGACTTGAACGTTGGTACTGCAACCGCTGGTGGCAACCTCGTTGACGATGTCCTGCTGTCTGGCAGCTTCGTTGACCTGCTGCGCAATCGTCTTGCTCTGGCTGACGCTGGCATGACGACCCTGACGGGAATCAACGGCAACATCTCAATTCCCAAGCAGGGTTCTTCGGCCACTGCTTACTGGGTTGGTGAAGGTTCTTCTCCCACCGAGTCCCAGCAGACTATCGAGCAGATCAATCTGAGCCCCAAAACTTGTGGTGCTTTTGTTGACTACTCCAGGAAGCTGCTGCTGCAATCCAGCATCGACGTTGAGCAAATGGTCCGTGATGACCTTGCTCGTGTGCTGGCTCTTGAGCTGGATCGTGTTGGTCTGAATGGCTCTGGTTCTTCTAACCAGCCTTTGGGCATCATCAACACCACTGGCATTGGCACTCAGACCATCACCACTTTCGGAACCTTTGCCGAGTACATCGGCATGGAAACCGACGTGGCAGTAGCTAACGCTGATGCTGGCAGCCTGCGTTACATCATCAACGCATCTGCTCGCGGCGCTCTGAAGAGCACCGAGAAGGCTTCCAACACCGGCATGTTCGTCTACGAGAACGACGAAATCAACGGTTACCCCGTGACTGTGACCAACCAGCTTGAGAACAACGACGCTCTGTTCGGTGACTTCTCACAGCTGATTATGGCCATGTGGTCTGGCTTGGATCTGACCGTTGATCCTTATGCAGGTGCAACTGCTGGCACCGTCCGCATCATTGCTCTGCAAGATGTTGACTTTGCTGTCAAGCAACCTGGAGCCTTCTGGAAGTCGATGACAGTGCTGCCGTGACTCTTTTGGGCCTTGGCAAAGCTGTTGAGCACAAAGCAGAGGAGCCTGCTCCTGCTGCAAAGGAAGAGGCTCCTGAGCCTGCTCCGAAAAAGACCACCACTCGCAAGAGGACTAAGGAATCATGAGCATCGGCAACACTCGGCGGACTTTGACCGCCCTGTCGTTTGCGCCTAACGACGTTGTCACTGCGACTGGCAACGAAACAGGCGTGGACCTTCAAGACTATGAAGGTGACATCACCCTGGTTCTCGACGCTGAGGCTGGTGGTTCAGGCATTACCTATGCCGTAAAAATCCAAGACTCTGCTGACAACAGCACTTTTGCTGATGTCACTGATGCGGCTTTTACGACCACTACTGCCAACACTGCTCTTGTCGAGAGCCTTGTTGTTAACAGTGATGAAATCAAGCGCTATGCGCGTGCTGTCATCACTGTTGCTGGCGGTACTGGCGCTGGCGCAGTCAGCGTTGTTGGCCTTGGCCGCAAGAAGTACGACTGATCTTGATCCATTGCCCCCGCTATGCGGGGGCTTTTCATATGGCACTTTCTTTTACTGAAGACCTCGACGCTTTTTTTGACACACCAGGGTTCACAGTGCCAGTAGTTTTTGGCTCGACCACTGGAGTTGGATATTTCGAGTCGCCAAACGAGATCATTGCTGATGGAGTCGTGTTAACGACTGACTATGCAGTGGTAGTCAAGACTTCTGATTTCTCTGCAGTTACGAACGGAAGTGCAATGACTGTCGACGGTGTTGCCTATACGGTGCGTGAGCCAATGCTGTTGGATGACGGCAAAATAATGCGTGTGATGTTGATGAAGGACTAGTAGATGGACAAAGAGACCTACGAGAATTGGGTCCGAATCAAAGAAACGCTAGAAGCTGCCGGCAAGACCGACAGCTTTTTTTATAAGCGTGCGGTCTACATCGTGCAGAATAGACGTGACCCTGGGCCAGGCATATGACTACCAAGCGCGAGAACATCCTTGCTGCTATCAAGACTGCTCTGGCTAACACCACTGGCGTAAGCACAAGGATCTATAGAACTCGTGTTGACCCTGTGGCCAGAACAGAGTCACCAGCGATCATTATTCAGCCAATTCGTGATGTCTGCGTGCAGACCACTAGCTTGCCAAAGCTGGATTGGACCATGACTGTAAGGATCAGCGTTATTGAGAGGTCTGATATCCCTGATCAGGCAGCAGATGACACTATTGAGTCTTTACACAGCAAGGTAATGGCGGACCTAACGCTTGGTGGTCGTGCTATTGATGTTGTGCCTGTTCGGACTGAGTTTGAGTTTATGGAGGCAGACAAACCTTTAGGCGTCATTGCTTGCGAATACGAGATTCGCTATCGCACAGATGTCGACGATTTAACCCAATAAGCAGTCAGAGCTACGCTAAACCTAACCACCCTTTCCACTTACCATGACTAATGAACGCACTGGAGAAGGCGGAACCTATCTGCTGGATCCAGAAACGGGCGAGCGCACTCTGATCAAGCGACCGTCTTCATCAACTTCATCCCAGGAACAAACCGATGGCACTGCTAACACGCAAACGCCTGATTCTGATCGAGGAGGAGTCGACCTACGGGACTGACGCCTCTCCTGAAGGGGCTGACGCAGTATTGGTTCGTGATCTGAGCATCACACCTCAACAAAGTGACGTTGTCAGTCGGGACTTGATCCGTCCTTACCTCGGAGCTTCAGAACAGCTGCTGGCCAACACTCGCGTTGAATGCACCTTCAGTGTTGAACTTGCAGGCTCTGGCACTGCGGGCACTGCACCTCGTTACGGCAAAGCGTTGAAGGCTTGCGGTTTTTCCGAGACTATCGTCGCCAACACGACCGTCACTTACGACCCTGTCAGCGCAAATTTTTCTTCAGTCACCATTCATTACAACATTGATGGTGTTCGTCACAAAGTGACTGGTGCTCGTGGAACCTTCTCGATTAATGCCAGCGTTGGAGAAATTCCAACCATCGATTTTACGATGACTGGCATTTATGTGGCTCCAGACGACAGCGCTCAGCCGACTGTCACTTACGCCGATCAGGCAACTCCTTTGATTTTCAAAAAGGGGAACACTACTGACGTTAGCGTGATGGGTCTTACGACAGCCAAGCTTTCCAGCTTTAGCCTGGATGTTGGTAATGAGATCGTTTACCGCGAACTTGTGGGTTCTACGACTGCTGAAGTTCTGTTGACGGACCGCTCGATGAGTGGCAACGTTTCACTTGAGGCTGTCACGATCGCAACGAAGGACTACTTCGCTACAGCTTTGACTGACACGCTTGGAGTCATGAAGTTTACGCATGGCACGGCTGCTGGCAACAAAGTGAAAGTGAATACAGCCAAGGCTGATATCGCTGATGTCTCCTACGGAGACCTCGACGGTATTGCGATGCTGGAGATTCCGTTTACTGCGGTGCCCAGTACAGCAGGCAATGATGAACTGGAAATTGAGTTCAGGTAGCCTTCAGGTGTTTGGGGTCTGCAGGGAGCCTTTGCGGGCTCCCTTTTTTTGTGTATGCTGAGCCAGCTTATTTGATTTATCTGATGGCTTTTGTTCGCAAGAAGGTAAAAACCTTCAAGTGGCCTGTTGAAGTTGAGGAGCCCAGCGCTACTAAGCCTGGAAAATTTGAAAAGTCTGAGTTCACAGCCATCTTCAAACGAGTGAAGATGTCTGAGCTGGAGGGCGTCACTGATGCAGAAAGCGCAAGTCTGCTAAAAAAAGTGCTTGTCGGCTGGGAGGGCATTAAGGACGAGGATGGTGATGAAATTGAGTTCTCTGAGGCTGAGCTTGACGACTTTGCAGAAGACGTGGATTGGCTGAAGGCAGTACTTGCTGCTTACACCAAGACTTATGGCGAGGCGCAAGCGGGAAACTAAGAGAGGCTGCCGTCTATTGGGCTTCTGGCGGCAAGATCATTGATGACAAAACTCAGGATGATGCTGCCGCCTTTGGCATAGAACTGCCAGCACCAAAAAAAGAAGAGTCAGCTGATTTTGAGGTTTGGGACGAGAACTGGGAGATTGTGACCATGTTCTTGCGTATGCAGACTCAATGGACTGTCAGCTTCAGCGGCTTCGTTGGGTTGCGATATGACGTGCTGCTGGTTTCCGGAGGGCTTTTTGACCTTTATGATGTGGAGAACCGTCGCGTAGTGCTAGAGGGCCTCCAGATCATGGAATCCGCAGCATTAAGCGAGTTTAGTAAGAAGGCAGATGGCTAAGAATCTCGTATCAGATTTAGAGGTCAAGCTTGGCCTTAAGGGCATGAAGGCTCTAAGCGAGCTGAAGTCTGCCCTGCGTGGAATCGGGTCGGTCGCAAAAGTCTCAACGCAAGATCTGCTTAAAGTTGCTGAAGCAGTAAAAAAATATTCCAACAAAGGCAGGGAAAGTGTATCTGTCATCAAAGGACAGGTAAGCGCTCTTAAAGGACTTCAGGAGCAGGCCGCTTTTAATAGCAAAGCTTTTCGTGAGCTTGGTCGAGATATTAGCCTTTACGAGGCAAAGCTCAAAAAGGCCGAAAAAACCGCTGAGACGAGTAGAGCTGCTATCCGTCGTAGAGGGCAATTTGTAAAAGCGACTCCAGGTCGTTTTCTTGAGCGAGAAGACTTTTTAAGAGGCAAGGAGCTTGAGCAACCCTTTGACGACCAGGGAAAGGTTAACCCTGCATACATTCAGCAGCAGGCTCAACTAAATGTTTTAGCCGAGGCAAGGCTTAGAATTGAAAACAGACTTGCCGCAGCGGTAGCTCGCACAACAAGAGTGCAAGTCGACAGCAATAAAACCTTAAGAAATGCCGCTGAAGTCGTTAAATCGTATGGCGCGGAGCTGAATGAGCTGCCTAGGACGACAAATAATTTACAGATGGAGCTGAGAGAACTAAAGACTGATTTAGGAGCGCTGGTAATAGGTGGAGAAGAATACATTCAGACTCTAAATAGAATTAACGACATTCAGAGACAGTTGGCCGCAGATCCCTTTGATCCAACGGGACGTAAGGCAGAAATTAGGTCGCGTCTAGGGACCACTAGTCGTTTCGGTGGCGAGACTGACCCCGTAGCTAAATCTATCGCCAGAAATCGTAGGCGCAGGGAAAGGAATGCTTTGCCTCCTTTGATGCTTGACCAGCCAAGGGAAGCTTCTGGCCTTTTTAGAACGATTGCATCTATCGGTTCTGCTGAAGCCAAAGCAGCGACTGAAATGATGGGTCGTTCGCTGTCTCAGGTCACAGCGGAAATCAAGAAGCAGGCTGCAGCTTCAAATGGAAGTGTTAATAGCCTCAATGCGCAGAAAGCTGCTTTCGCTCAGTTGCGGGCAGGTCTTGACCCCACCAGCCAAGACTTCCGTCAACTAGGCATAGAGATTGACAAGATTGACCGCAAGCTAAGCAAACTGGGCAAGAAAAAATTCAGCCTAAAAGGCGCTGCGCAAAGCGTTGGAGCGGTTGCTTCTGCAGGAATCTTTGGCGGTCCTACCGGAGCTGCTGGTGCGTTGGTTGGCTCAATTTTTGGCCCTGGTGGAGCTGTAGTTGGTGGCGGCATTGGCACTACAACAGGGATCGCTGCTCAGCAAATCAGTGCCTTCACTGATTACGCGGCATCAATTTCGTTGGCCGAAAAGGCATTGGATCGAATAATTTCAAAAGAAGGCGAATATGCAGAGAATGCAAGAAAAAATCTAATCGCGAATCAAACGATTGAATTCGCCATCAAAAAATTAAACGTTGAACGCGAGGATGCCACTGTAGGCATGACACGCCTTGCCGCTGCTGTTTTAGGGGCTAAAGGCACAATTGAGCAGGCTTCATTGGCGTTCTTGGGAACGACAATGGCTATCAAGGCGACTAAAGGTTCTGCAGACGATGTGCGGGGTGGAATAACAGCCTTGGTGCAAATGTTCAGCAAGGGTCGCATTAGCGCAGAGGAGCTTTCTGGGCAACTCGGCGAACGTTTTCCCGCAGCCGTGACAGCCTTTGCGGAGGCCAACAATATCAGTGGAGCTGTGCTTCAGAAGCAACTTAAGGATGGAAAGGTTGGCTTGGATAAATTGATCAACTTCTTAGTCTTTGCGGTCAAGAATTACAAGAAAGGCGCTCTAGATATGGCTGCAAGCGCAGAAGAGTCTGGTGAGCGTCAGAAGAGGTCGTTTGATGAGGTGCGCAGAAACTTAGGTGAACAGCTAATTGATGTTGGCAAAAGGTTGCAAGAGGGTATTGCTGACTCGCTTACAGCGCTCACCCCCGTGATCGTCAATCTTGCAACAATGGTTGCAAATGTGGTTGGAGTAATCATTGACGGCATTGTCCTTGTTGTTAAAAATTTCAGGACATTGATCGATGTTGTTGTTGTGCTTGGCGGCGGCGCTGTCATAGGGATGTTGATCAAGCAGCTCATTATTCTTAGTGCTGTGATCGGGAAGAAGGGGCTGGTATTTGCACTTAAGCTTGCTTTCAGGACCATAACGAAGAGCATGATTCCGGCTCTAGGCAAGATGATTGGCTTGGTCAAGGCCTTGACTCTTGCGATGGCAAGAAACCCATTCATATTGGTTGCAATGGGTATCACTGCGATTGGTGTCGCTGCATTCAAGGCATCTAGAAGGTTTGAAGATTTCGTTACTGACATAAAACTAGGAGTGCTTAGCCTTAAAGAGATAACACAAGGAATCGACGGATATCAAAAACGGCTCGATACTTTAGGCAAAATAAATGCAATCATACAAAAAGATACTACGGGTGCAGCCGCCAAAGGGTTGACTGCAGACGACGGCAGGATGAGTCGCATAGGCGCTGGCACCAAACCAAACCTGACGCCAGAGGCTATCGCAGTGCGCAACTTGGTACGCACCTTGGACGATGACACATCCCTTAAAGCCTTAGGTCCAATTAGGAATGCACGCGACCTAAGAAATGCAATGAAGGATGACGCAGGTCGAATTACAAGGGCAAAACTTGCATCGCAAGAGACAAGCGGACTGCTTGGATTTGACCTGGATGAAATAGTCAAGAGCGCTTTTGATGACAAAGGTCTCCTTGCACTCTTAGGCGGCGACCCCAAGGACAAGGGCAAGGGCAAGAAAGACATCAGTGACGCGATGATGAATGCACGCATCAATGGAATGCGTCAAGTCGTAACTCTTGCTGATGTTGAGGCAAAACTTGCAAATGATCTGCTGCAGATTAGCCTCAGCGATTTACAGGTAAATGAGCGAATCGTTGAAGAAGCTCGGGCACATTTCAATGCTGAGCAATCTCGTCTGCAAATTGAACAACAGCTGCAAACACTGCAGGAAAATATTGCAGCTCAGGTAGACAGGGCCAAGCTTGCGACAGGAGAGATCACCCAAGAACAATTTAACCAAAACGAACTAGAGCGTCGTCGGGTACAGCTGCAAAGAGAGCTGCTGCCATTACTCTTGGCAGAAAAGAAAACTGATGAGGAGATCGCAGAGATCATTGAAACCATACTGAATGGTATTAAAGCAGGTCAAAAGGAAACCAAGGGCTTTAAACAAGGGCTCAGGGATTTAATAGACGAAGCTGTTGACCTAAACAAACAGCTCGGCGAGTTTGGCGTTCAAGCAATAGATAATTTTGCTGATACATTTGCAGACTTCGTCGCTACAGGCAAAGCAGGTTTCCGAGAATTTGCAAACTCAGTGTTGCAAGACTTGTCTCGTATTTTCGCTCGTGCTGCTTTCTTCCAAACGCTCGAGATGCTTTTCCCTGGCCTTGGCAAGGTTGCCAAGGTCACCGAAAGCGCTAAAGGCAACGTCATCGCGAAAAACAAGATCGTGCCTTATGCGATGGGTGGCATCGTCAACAAGCCCACGTTGTTCCCGATGGCAAATGGTGCTGGGCTCATGGGTGAGG